CGAGATGACTGTCACTGCGGAGGAGGCGCCGCATGCGCTCGGTTGACGCGCTCAAAGTGCGCGTGCACGAGCGCACGCAGGCCCTCCGCGACGCGGGCCTGATCCGCACCCTGCGGCCGCCGTTCGGCGCCGACTTCTCGTCGAACGACTGCACGCAAGTCGCAGACGTTCTTGACTTGGAGCTCGCCCTCATGCGCCGGCTAGGATGCCCCAAGTGGTTTCTGAGGTTGCATCGCGTCGCCTCTCGCTCTTACTCGGTCTACAACACGAAGTACGGCGTATCCGCCGTGGCCGAGCATCAATTAGCGACTGGTGCGACAGACACAACCTTCAGAAATAGCTTCTGGAACCTGTGCATCTTTTACTCTTGGGTAAAGAAGTACAGGGTAGACACCCCCCGGGTTGTCATCTTGGGTGACGACATGCTAGCAGTCCTGCGGAAGCACGTCAGACGCGGGGCCTACCATTACGAGAAGGTGGCCGGGGAGGCGTGCATGGTCGCGAAAGCGACCATGGCACCACGCCTTTCCAAGTGCCACTTTCTCTCGAAGCATTTCGTGCCGAGTTCGCGTACCGACCAGCACGTAATGTTGCCAATGATGGGTAAGGTCCTGGCCAAGTTCAATGCCCGCCCTAACGCCAATCTTGGCGTTAGCGACGACGAGTACATGGCTGGCAAATCTTTGTCGCATGCCTATGAGTTTAGGCATTGCCATGTACTGCGCAATTTGTTCGTCAAGCGGGCGAACAGACATCTGGCTGCTTCCGGAGGCGTGTACTCATTGGAAGGGGTTACCTACCACGTTCGCGTGTTCTCGCTCCACAAGGGGATGATTGATTCATTCCTGAGTGGGTCGATGTTTCACGAGGACTTGGTGACCCCTGACGATTTGACACGCTTCTGGGACATGTTAGCAGGTCTCACCTTTGTTGACATGTTTCCTTTGGCTGAGTCCATCATCCTTGGGGACGGTTTTTCCGTCCTTGAGGATTATGTTGCCACCCAGCTTGTTGACTATTGACGCTCACCCGACTAATCAGCTGGAGGAACGTCAATGCGACCCAGCTGGGCTGGCATTAGATGGGCACAGTCCCCTTGCCGGTAGTCACCCAAACCTCTTCCCCTTGCCGAAAACCTCG